CACAGATACCGCATAAAAGCTGCCGTCCGCGCCTTTTACGATTAGCTCCCCGACCGTCAGGGTTGCCATGTTCGCTTCCGTAACCGCCAAATCGGCGACATACAGTTTGCCGTTGACGCCCTTTTGAATGATCGCGGTGCCGGCGGTCAGGTCTTTGATCTGCGCCCAGTCGATATCCGCTGTTTGGATGTTGGCATTGACCAGATTGGCAATGGCTGTATTGAGCTCTGTAATAGACGCCCAGTCAATGCTGGCCGCCTGCAGGTGCGCGGTGGTGATCTGCGCTACAGCGATGTTGGCGACCACGGCATTCAGCTCTGTAATCGACGCCCAGTCGATGCCGGCGTTTTGTATATTCGCGGTCGTGATCTGCGCGGAAGCGATCTTCGCGATCTTTGTATTCAGAGAAGCGATGTTCGCCCAGTCGATATTCGCCTGTTCAATGTTGGCCGCGGTGATCTGCGCCGTGGCAATACTCGCAATCTGTGCAGCCAGTGTGCCGATATCCGCCCAGCTGATGTTGGCGTTCTCGAGATTCGCCTGAGTGATCTGTGCTACGGCAATGGTGGCCAGTGCGGCATACAGGGTATCCGTGGTGAGGTTGCCGGCAGACAACTCCTCAATCTTCGCGGTCACTGCCGTAAGGGCTTCCGCATTCAGCGTGCCGACCGTCGCTTCAGCGATCTTGGCACGGGTGATGGCCGCGTCCGCGATGTGCGCGGTCGCGATCGCCGCCAGTTTGATCAGTATGCTGCCGACCGAACCGCTCTGCAGCTGTCCGCTGCCAACCGAGTTGATCGCGAGCTTTGTTCCGGTGATGATACCGCTGCCCAGCTGCCGGGCGGAGATCATGTTACTTTCGACCGTATCCGCAACGGTGCCTAGCGTCATGGCAGTGTATTTTCGGGTTAGGCAGTCGTAGGTATACTGCGTCATCCGCAGGGAGACTTCCACACCAATCCGGCGGGCAATCACGCGCACGTTGTCACCCAGGAAGATGTTTTGCAGAAATCCATATTGTTTGTATTCTTCAGTTTCCGCGCAGTTGATGAAATCTACATCCAGCGTAACGGTGGGGAGATCACAGCCGGCGTTGAACTCCGCCTGCGCGGCTTCCCGCATTTTGGTCTTTGCCTGCTCGATGGTCAGAGCATCCGACACTTTTGCTTCGGACACCGGCAGGTGGATCCATTTCGGATGCGGGTAGCTGCCGATATACGGGCTGTCGAGATACAGCTCATTCAGATACAACACCTCGCCGTCCTCTGTTTCCCCAGTCGGCATGATGCGGGTGACGACGTTGGTCAGGTCGACATCATAGGAGATCCCCAGCAGGTTCTTCCCCTGCCGGATCTGCACATCTGTATCGCTGCCGACGCGCCGAACCAGAAACACATCAAACCAATCCCTCGCAAGCTCAGCGCTATACTTCTCAGTCATTCCTCCCTCGCCGAGCACTGCTTCCACCGGATTGATATTCTCAAGTAAAACATCATTTGCGGTAGAGGTCAGATCCGAAAAGCAAGTAAAACCATGGTCGGTCTGACATTGAGAAAAGATGTTCTGCGCAACTGTTGCACCGATTGTTGCAGGTGAAGGCTGGTAGGACTGGATCATATTGTCCATGAGGTCATAGAACACATGCCGGGCGTATACGGTGATCTTGGATAGTTCAGGCACAACCCGATAGATCCTGAACGGCTGCTCGCGCAGTTGGCGGCTTTCAACGATCTGCCCGGTGCTTGTAACGATGTTGCCCTCTGTGCGCACGTAGGAGAGGAACTCCGTGGACATATACCCGTGTTTACCGTCCGGAGCGGCTACCTCATACCAGGAGGCGTTCGTTTGATTCAGGATGATGACTTCGGTATCGGTCGGATACAGTTTTAGTGTTTTATATCCGATGCCAGGACCTGTGCGCAATCGTAGGCGACCACCAACGATCTGATAAATATCCCGACCAACACTCTGGTCGATTAGCTTAACCCTTGGTGTCATTGCGGTGGGTACTGGCGCGCGAAGGATACAGCCTTCCACCAGCCGCTGCCATTTTCCGGTCTTATCGAGCGGGTGCGTGAGCGTCAGATCCCACTCGCCGTTCAGTGTCTCCGTGACCGTGCAGGACGAGGGGCTAACCGGGCCATAGCCATTGGTGGAGAAGTCAGTACAATCAGGTGCGTATACGCAGATCAAGGTTGCTCACCTCCAAAAGGGTAAAGAAAAACGCCTACCTTCTCAGGTGGCGTTTCGAAGTTGGATGGTTCAATGCATTGTGTATCAGAGGATACGAATGCAAATGCCAAAGATCCCCGTCCATAAACAAATTACAATTAAGAGGAAAAGGATACCAACGCCAAGCGATATTAGCCCTATTGCTGATCGGATTTTCTCCTTGAAAACCTTATATAGACCTTGATACAAAGCGATGCCCAGCAATCAACCCATTATATTGAGGATTACATCGTCGATATCAGCAGCACCGACTCGAATAATATCCAGGAGAACTTCAGCTGATGTGCTATATCTGCGCTATGTGACTTATTTTGCCTTGGCACTACGCTTCCAAGTCTAAATTCTGAACTATCATTTGCTGTCTGTCATACTTATAGATAAAACTCTTCGAGTGAGTGCGCTTTGGTTTCTTAGAATTGAGTAAGCATTTGACTTTATTTCCGGCACTTACAACGATAATACCTATGCCTTCTGACCTTGCTTTTGATAGTAATTTGCCATCTTCAATTTGATTGCAGTTCTTAAACGCATCAACTGACAGAGCAATCCATCTTTCGTCAGCAGGGTATCGCTTGACTTGCTCAATGATTCCGTGAGTATCAAAGAAGTTTTTATCGAGGCAATATATTATAAAGGCCATTGACAGTACCAAACCCAAAACAACTGAAAATATGATTTTCAGCCACAAAACCATAGTTGTGAAAGCGAACCAGACAACCGAAGCCACAAGAATAAAACTCATTATTGACGTGAAAAGTAAGAGTGAATCATTGGGAATATCCCTTAAACTATCAAATGTTTTATGAGATTTGGCTTCCATTGAAACGGTGTAAATATAACCACTATCATTTCTAAAAGCCAAAAGACCATCGGCTCTTCCGCGCTTTTTTTTATATTTAGTTCGTAACTCGACCTCAGCAAACATTCGCTTACCGGGATATTGGGTTTGATAGTATGACTTGAGATAGTTAAGTGCAATATTTTGAACATATCGTTCAGTAAGCTTGGCCATTCGTGTGCTCCTTTGCTACTTCAATTTACGAAGTAAATCTGTCATCTTTAAAAATTCAAAATCTCAATAATCTGTATTATGACCAAAGAATTATCCGCGTTTAAAATATCAACAACTTTTAGCAACTGTTGATTGTTCCCGGTGATTATACCATACTCATGCCAAAGCTGAGAACGGTGCTGTTTACAGATACCGCCAATTCGGCTGTATCACTACACTTGTCACGTTCCCGTTCCAACTGACGGCATTCGCACCTGGCACAAGTGTTGGAAAGTCACCGCTCATGCTGCCGTTCATGCCGGTGGTATCCTTATAGGCTTCCATGAACGGCGTATCCATCGTGATGCTTCCGTCAATTCCCGTCAGTTCCACCACGGTCGTACCGACCATCAGCGTAATATCCCCAGAACCGTATATAGTAATCACCGGCTCGGAATAAACGCTTCCGGGATTGGTGATGAACGTACCAGACTCCGTGAGCATAATAGGCTCAACGTTTTCCGCATACCAGAAGGGCTTGCAACGAAAGTTGACAGCAAAAGCGCGATGTGTGTTGCCCCGCATGATCTTCTCAAAGCTGATCTGATTCGCCACACGCGCGTAGTAGAAGCCACCCTGCCGGTTGGCGAAAGTGACCGTTCCGCTGCCCTTGAGCCACGCTGCGAGGGCTGGAATCTGTGAGGGATCGGAGAGAAAACAGGTGGCTGTCAGCACCATATCATCGTAAACGTCTTCGCCCTCCAGCGTTGTCAGGCTGCCCGGGCGACCCGGCACATTGGTGTAGGCCGCCCGTTCGGATGGGATTGTAATCGGTGGCTGCTCGGAAACATAAATGCCGTATTGCGCGCAGCTCACGCCGTTCCATAGAAACCAATCGTTCATGCTGTCCTCAGCCCCTTCCCCCGTTGCTGCCGTTTCGTGAGTGTTGCGATTTCCACCGCCAGCGAACGGATGTCCTGTTCGTCCCGTACATAAAAGGTGTTCCCGGACAGGTTAACACTGCTTTGCTGGTTGTATGTCCTGCGGTTGTCGCTGGTCGAATATGCAACCGAGCCGCTCTTGGCCTCGTCGGTCAGAAACCGTGCTGCGTTCTGGATGGTTTTCGCCTGGGCTTTGCTCTCCAGCAGTACGCCTTGTCCAAAGCCCTTCATGGTCATGCGACCGACCTCGTCCCGGAATACACCGGAAGGTGATGCGATTTTCAGTTCCCGCTTGGCTACACTAACCGCGGCACGAGCAGCGGAACGCATAGCGTATACCACGCCGGCCTGCCCGGTACGGATTCCTGCGGCAAGCCCTGTCATTGCGTTGACACCGATGGGACGAAGCGTGGAAGTGTTCAGCGCGCCGGATAACGCGGCGGTTACAGCGCTCTCCAGATTTGCGACCATGCTGCCAGCGTCCGTCGTGAAATCGTAGCCCGTCATCCCAACGCCTACGCCGGCGGATACATTGTCGCCCACCGGGTTCATGCGCGTGGAGGGCGACTGGATGCCCAGCGCCAGATTGAGAGCGGCTTCCAAGCTAGACGCCACGGTTTCCGCGTCGGTGTCCCAGCCAGCTTCCGTCATGCCCTGGGCGACGCCCGCGCGGATGTTTTCGCCCGTATCGGTCAGCGTTAGGTTATTCAGGAAGTCCACAATGGTTTGCAGATTGCTCAGGTCATCCTCGGAGAGATCTGCGCCGTTTTGGATGGCCGCCGTCAGCTCGGAAACATAGGTGGTGAAATTAGCGAGGTTGTCGCCGGAGAACTGGTCGTCCATCCGGCCGTTGATTCCGGACAGGGTTATGTCATTAAGCAATCCCCACAGGGTAACCCAGGTACCCTTATAATTCTGAAAGGCTTTTAACTCCGTATTGAAGCTCCCCATCCAGTCGAGCAGGTTCCCGCCAAGAATACCGTTGAGGAATCCCCAGTCGGTTTGGGCGGTATTCCCGAATACCGATGTGGTCACGTAATCCTTAGATAATCCTTGGGCAGCCTGCTGTACGGATTTCGCCGTTCCCTGGATTTCCGGGGTGATCAGCACATGGAGCGTTCCGTCGGTATCGTAAGCGATCAGGGTATCAGCGTCGATCTTCTCCGCGGGTACGAGGCTCACAGGAATCTCCACACCGTTTTCCCAGAACATGGCATCCGGATCGTTCAGCACATCGGAGGGCTTGTCGAAAGCCTCTCCGATCCGCACCACGCCGGTCACGGTGACCGGGTTGTTCTTGACAAACTCGTTGTAAGCTGTCAGGTCGTAGCCCACCAGCGCAATGCTGCTGTTGATGACTGCATCCGCGGTGATCGCACCGGGGTTTGAAGCAAACTCGTCCCACCGCGCCTTCGCTCCGGTTATGTCTAGATCGGTGGCAAT